GTGGCGGAGCGGATGCGGGTACTGGCTGTCGCGCAAGGCTCGCTCTGCGCTGGCCTTTGCCTGACTCAGTACATGCCCCGCCTCAGTGCGCAGTCGATCTGGGGCTGTGTCGAGCCAACCTGGCAAGGTCATAGCAATCGACCCAGCAGGCCGCCGGCAACGCCGGTTAAGGTGCCCAGGCGGTCGGTTTCGCCATCGTCGATGCGCTGCAGCGTCAGCGTGAACTCGATGCGCCTGGCGGCACCATCTTTAAAGAAGTATGTGCGGGTTTCCTGCATGTTTTCGATGACCCAGATGCCGTAGATGCGGCCGGTGCCTTCGATCAGCGCCCAGGCTTTGCCGGTGTCGGCCATTTGACGCAGCAGTTCCAGACTGACTTGCTGACCGGTCAGCCCAGAGACCAGCACGCCCGGCAGTGTGATGGTGTCGTCGCCCCGCCCGAGAAACTGCCGTGCGGGGTTGGTACCGACGCGGCTGGTACTGCTGTGCCGCCAGTTGGTTTGCCGCTGAAACTCCTGGTATGCCAGGGTGTGCATGCCGAATACGAACATGCCCAGAGCCATCATCATTATTCGAGGTCTCCAAAGTGCGAGCGCTGCCTAACTTGCTGCTGCCGCTGGGCTTTTTCCAGCTCCTGCTGAACCAGCTTTGCCAGGGCGCGCTCGTCCATGCCGGGGGCAGCATGGATGCGGATGGTGATATTGGCCGGCTGGATCGGCGCAGCTGCCTGGTGGGGCCGGGGCTGCAGTGGTGCCCGAGAGTCAAAACGCAAAGGCCGGTCGATAACGCGCTGCAGTTCAGGTGCTTGCTGCAGATCGATGCGCTGCACCAGCTCTGGCAACTTCAGCAATCCAGGCGCCTGCTGCTGCAGATCGACGCGCTGCACCAGCTCTGGCAACTTCAGCAATCCAGGCGCCTGCTGTTGCAGATCGATGCGCTGTACCAACTCTGGCGGCCGCGATGGCTCAGTCGCCTGCCGCTCTAACGCGGCCGCAGGCTGCCCTGCCAGCAGCGGAATGGACAAACCCGCCGCTGCCGCCAACTTTTTGCCCAGTTCGGCAATCCGCTTTAACGGCCCGTTTTCTTGCGCCTGGATACCCACGGCAAGACCATCCACCGTGTGGCCGCCCAGCGCAGCGAAAACACGGCTTGGGCTGCGGATGCCGAGAGTATCTTTAAACCAGCCAGTCACATCACTGGCCACGCCTACGATGGCGTCCTTGGCCGCCCCGACCTTGCTCGTAATGCCGCTGACCAGGCCGCTGACCAGGTTCGCTCCGAACTCGGAGAATGTGTCCGGCAGGTCCAGGCCAAACCAGCTGAGCACAGGCTGAAAAAGCCTGTAAAAAATGCCCAGCGGGGACCAGTCCAGCAGCAACGCAGTGATGCTACCGATGCCGCCCTGAAACGCCTGTGTAATTTCGTCCCAGATCAATTTCATGCCACCGACAATGCCGTCCCAGTTTCGGTAAATCAGGTACGCGGCCGCAGCCAGCAGGGCAATGGCGAGAAAAATCGGATTGGCCATCAGCAGCTTGCCAAGAGCAAGCGCTCCTGCGCCGATGCTTTTAAAAATCGGTAGCAGCGCCGCCCCTTTGACGCCGAAAAGAGCCATGCCGTAGCGCAACATGGCCAGCGGGCCCAGGATGCTGCCAATGGTCAGCATGATCGCTCCACCGACAGCCACCATGGCTGCCAGCACCGCCACCACCTTGACGATCGTCCCGACCAGTTTGGGGTTTTCTTTGGCCCACTGCCCGACTGCGCCAAGCATGTGCCTCATCGACTGCACCAACTCACGCAGCGAGCTATTCTGGCCCTCAAATATTTCGATTTTCACATCAGAAAATGTAGACGATAATTCGTCCAGGTCCCCAACCAGGTTGTCAGCCATTTTCTTTGCCGTGGCCGACGCCTCGCCCTCAGCATCTCGCAGGGTTTGAATAAACTCTTGCAGCTTGCCGCTGCCTGCCTGATCGACCAGAACCTGCAGCGCACTGACCGCCTCCTCGCCAGCGACAGCTTTCAGCATGCCGGCACGGTCTGCGGTTCCCATGTCTTTGGTTTTTTTGTACAGCTCGGTCAGGATGTCCGGCATCTGTCGCATATTGCCCTGGGCATCCTTTGCGCTAATACCCAGGGCATCCATCGCTTTTAAGGCAGCTTTTGGCGGTGAACTGAGGCGGTTCACAATGCTACGCAGTGATGTACCGGCCTGGCCGCCCTGGATCCCCGCATCGCCTAATTTACCAGCCATGGCCGCCACGGTTTCGATGTCTTGGCCAACACTGGATGCCACCGGAGCGACATATTTCATGGTATCACCCAGCTGGGCCAGACTGGTGTTTGACCGGGTAAACGCACCGACCAGCACGTCACCGACGCGCCCCATATCGCCGGCCTCCAGCTTCATACCGGATAAAATATTTGATGCAATGTCAGCGGTTTGCGCCAAGTCAACATCGCCAGCCTTGGCCATATCAAGCACGCCAGGCATGGCATCCAGAATGGCCTGTGGAGTAAAGCCCGCCATGGCCAGAAAGCCCTGGCCCTGCGCAGCTTCAGTCGCGCTGAACATGGTGTCAGCGCCCAGCTTTCGAGCCTGCTCGCGCAGCGCCTTTGCTTCTGAGCTATCTGAGTCCAGCCGGGCCAGCGACTGCACCTTGCTCATACTGCTGTCAAACTCCATGCCTTCACCGAGCAGCCTGGCACCGGCATACAGCGCACCTCCACCTGCCGCTAAACCGGCCGCGCCTGTGGTGGCCATGCTGCTGGCCAGCTGCTGACTGCGCTCCATCTGCGCCTTGGCGCCTGCCAGCTTTTGCTGCTGGGCAGCCACTGCCTCCAGGTGGCTTTTCTGCGCAGCCAGTGCGGAATTGGTTTCAGTGATTTTTTTACGCAGGGATGACTCTTCAGCATTCAGGTTGCGCGTGCTGATGCCAGCCTGGCCCAGGCTTGTACGCACCGCTTGCAACCGCTGGGTGTTTGCGCTGTGCGCCTGCTTGAGCCTGCCGGCTTCACGCGTCGCCGCAGCAAATTCACGATTCATGGCCTTGGTTGGATTTGCCGTGGACGCCAGTTGCTGGGCCAGCTCTTTGACATGACGCTGCTGGCTCTGCAGCGCTGCACCGGATTGCTCGCTACCACGCTTCAGGTCGCGAAAGCTGCGCATTGCGCCCTGCTGCTTTTCCAGATCGCGCAGCTGATCACGGGTTTCTTTGAGCTGCTTGCCCAGCCCGGAGCTGGACTGCATGACCCTGCGAATCGGCGCGGTGGCTTTGTCGATGGCCGCCAGCACAACCTGCAGTTTTAAATCACGGCTCACGCTCAGTCCTCCTGCGCGCCTGCTCGCGCCACTGCATTAAGTCAGCCAACGCCAGCGGGTAGCAGTCCGCCGGCGTCCAGTGAAACACCATCGCCAGATCAGCGATGGCATCTTCTATACGTCGAGGTAGCCCGCCTGGGCTTTTTGTTTCTTCGTCAACAAAAAACCGGCCACCGCGACACCGCACTGCAGGATGTCTGCCGGGCCCATGTTGCCGATTTCTGCATCAATCAGTGCCGGCGTGGTGATGCGCGGCAGCACTTTACGCAGCGCCTGGACGTCCATCTGGCCCAGATCCATCAGTGATACGCCGCGCAGTTCACCGGCTTTCGGCTTGCGAATTGTCAGCTCTGCGATGGTGGTCTGGCCACGCTGAATCGGCTCGTCCAGCTCGATGCGGGTTTCATTGGGGTTTTCTGCTGGGGCAGTGATGTCTTTATTGCTCATGTGAGTATTCCTGAAAACAGAGAGAGACCGCCGGCCGGTTAGCCGGCAGTAGGGGTTTATTAAAGTCCGATCGCCTTGCGGTGCTCGGCCAGCAAGTCTTCGCCATCCACGATATAGACGAAGTTAAGCAGGTCGATTTCGATCAACACCTCACCATCGACGGACAGCTTGTAGTACGTCAGCGCAGTGTTGATTTTGTGCTCAGTGTCTTCACCAGGCGTTGCGTCACCGAAGTCGATCTCTTCGTGGCGGCCGCGACCCACAATCTCTACCGCGCTGACTTCCCCTGTGTCATCGCGCTGGACAGAGCCAGCAAAACGCAGCATGACACCATCAGCCCGGACCGCTCCGAACTGGCGTACAGCGATCAGGTCCCAGCCGCCCAGCGTCCACTCCATCTGTAGGCCGTCGTCACTGTGGCCCATGTCGACCTTGACTGGACCGTCCATGCCGCCGCCACGATAAGCCTCAAATTTGCGACTCAGCACGGGTAGCGTGACGGACTTGGCTACGCCCAGGTAGCTGTTGCCGTCGTTGAAAAGGTTCATGTGTTTAAGTTTTTTGGGCAATGCCATGCTCGGGCGCTCCTATAAACAGTGAGGGTTATGCGCCGACTGCGAACTGAACCAAGTGACGGTCAGTGATGCGTTGGCGCAGCAGCAGGTTTTCCAGCGGCGGCACGGGCGTGTAATCGTAATCCAGGTACAGCTTGCCGGCCTTCAGGGTGTCCTTGTCGTTGGCCGCTTCGTCGTACCAGCACTCGCCACCCAGCAGGTAGCCGTTGCGGGTCAGCTCGCGGAATTTGGCATTAATGCCTTCGACAATGTCGCGCACAAGGGATGGGTGCATGGGCTTGTCGACAGACCAGAAATGACCTTCAGCCATGGTGTCCGCCAGCACCTGCGCTGTTCGCGTGTAGTTCTCGAACGAGAACAGCGGGTCAGCAGAGCAGGTACGGCTGCCCCAGAAGCGGAAGCCTTCGCGACGGATCAAGGTGGTGACCTCATCAGCGTTGAGCAGGCCGGCATCAGTCGCCGGATTTTGCAGGTCAAAGTAGATGTCTTTGGACAGGCCAGACACGCCGTTAACCGGGACGTTGGAGAGAGTTTTGTGCCAACCAACCTGCTGGTCCAACTTGGCGCGCAAGCCCAGTGCACGGGCTACTGCGTAGGCCGGCGCGTCAGCATTGGCTGCAGTGTCCCAGGAGATGAAGTCAGGCCAGATCAACATCAGTTCGCGTGCACCAAAGCCGTCACGATACGCCAGGGCGTCAGAGACGGTTTCGCAGTCCCAGCAGCTTGCATAAGCAAACGCGCGCAGCTGCTCGGCCACGCCAACCAGCTCGCTGGTGACTGCCAGGTTGTCCAGCCCAGGTACGCCAAGAATGCGCGGCTTAACGCCCAGCTGGGCCTCAGCCGCCAGTAAAGACTTGAGACCGGTGTACTGCCCTGACGAACTCACGCCACCGATGATGTTGCTGGTGGTCTCCGATTCGTCTTCGCCTTCATCCACCCGCACCACGACAGTGACCGGACTGGCCTGGTCTGCGATGGCGTCGAGGCTTCTGGCCAGCGTGCCAGACTCGCCCGCTTTACCGGACGCGGTCAAAACGTCGGTGAGTAGGACAGGCTTGTTGAGCGGGAAAGTTTCGCTGTCGGCATCCTTTGCGGTGCAGACCATGCCCACCACGGCTGTGGCGACAGTGCGAATGGGGCGCGTGCCTTCGTTGACTTCGAGGACTCGGACGCCGTGATGGTATTCAGCCATTGAGCAGCTCCTGATTGATATAACAGTTCAGTGAGTGCCGAGAGTGGCTTGCGCGCGTGATTGAGGCCAGCAAGCTGCCTTGTAGCGCGGGGCGCTACAAGGTGGAGTCGGAGGCAGTCCTTAAAATTAAAGATCAACAACTCTTTGGATTGCCTGCCTGTGCCGGCGAAAGGCTCGACGTAGCAGGATGTGTTTTGCCAGGCGGCACTTGCCGCCCAGCCATCATGGCTTTCTCCAGCTGTAATTAAGAGTGTTTCGGGTAGCGCAGTTTGATTTCAGCGACCTTGTCACGCCACAGCTGCTCCTGTTCGGGCTTGCTGTCGTGCTGCCACTCGATAAACAAAGGGTCGGACTCGAGCCGGTACGCCTGCTGTCGCTTTTCTGCCCACTCTTCAGCTTCGTAGGCTTTTTGCTGCAGCACCGAGTCGATCTGATCTGAGCTCATGCCCAGGCCCTTCATGTGGTCGATGCCTGTGTTGCTGTGCGCTTGTCCGCGAAAAATGTACTCAAACATTTTTGTCTCTCCTGAACGGTTGGTTGAAAAGTTTTTTTCTGAGGTTGTAGGTGTTCGCGTGGCTTGCGTGACCGAGCCACGACTGCACCTTTGGATTAATGTCATTTAATTCGAGTTCGCCGGCTGCGTACTTGCGTCGGTACTTTTTGAGTTTGCTTTTGATGCGCTTGACGCTGGATTTTCTGAGCAGCCGGTGCGTTGAGTAAATGCGGTACCCGAGAAAGTCGAGCGAGCGTCCTTTTTTGACGCCGATCGGAAACACCTGGGTCTTCCTGTTTGTATGCAGCCGTAACTCCGACTCAAGAAAAGCCTCAATGTCTTTTCGCCAGGCCTGCAGCTGCTGCTTGTCGTGATGAATGATTACAAAGTCATCCATATAGCGAATGTAGCGCTTGGCCCGGAGCGTGTGCTTTGCGTACCGGTCCAGTTCGTGCAGATACACGTTGGCAAATATCTGGCTGGTCAGGTTTCCCAGCGGGATCCCGGCACCTAGTTCGCTGGCTGGGCTCGAGTCAATGATGTAGTACAGCATTGACAGCATGCCCCGGCACGAGATGCGCGCGCTTAAAAGCTGCTTGAGCTTTGCGTGATTGATGCTGGAAAAATACCGACTAATGTCAGCCTTAAAGGCATACGCCTGGCCGTGCTGACGCTCTACCTGGCGAATAAATGCCTGCGCTCTGTCTGCTCCGGCGTGCGCGCCTTTGCCAGCTCTGCAGGCGTACGAGTCATGCTCAAATACTCTGTCGTATAGAGGCTCAATTAGATTGTAGATAGCCCTGTGCAGCACTCGATCCCTAAAGTTTGGCGCGGATACCAGTCGGCGCTTTGGCTCAAATACAAAAAAGTGGTGATACGGAGAGGCCTGGTACGTGTCGTGAATCAGGTCGTTGAGCAGACCGATGATGTTTTCTTCAAGGTTGTCAAAGAAAATTAGTGTGCTTCTTTTTGTGGCCTTGCCTTTTCTACACTGATAAGCAGCGGTCAACAGACTGTCGAACTGGGCGAGCTTTAGAAAAAGGCAGCCGCCAGACGCATCCAGCGGCTTGATCTGTTTTTCGGCATGAGCCGAGGCTGCCGCATCCTTTTGAAAAAAGCACTGGCAACGCCCCTTGAGGCAGTTACTTCGGGCTGAATCGTCAAGAGCGGGGCGAAACCCGATGTTGCTGTTCGCATTGGCGCGCGAGTTGTTCAGGTTGAGGGCGCCCAGGCCAGCGTTGGCGCCGTTGTTCCAGTTGCCGCCACGGATCGGGAAACGCATCATAATGCTGCAGCCCTACTGCTTGCGCGTGTTTGCTTTATCCAGCCACCCAGCATTCTGCCAATCTCTACAATCTTGCTAGACCATAGCTGGTACCGCTTGATGTCGATATATCGCAGGTCTTTCGATATCCGAACCTGGCGCCTCAAAACAGCTAGCTCAATATCTAGATTGGAGAGGGTGGTTTTCTTATGGTAGCGCTTGATTGCTGTGATAATCAGCCGCTGGATGCTCCACATCGTTGACCGTATTTCAGATGCCAGCCCGTGCCGCTCGTGTTTAGGAAACTGCTTTAAAGCAATGTATCCGTACTTGATCATTTCCAGGCTTTTCTCTTCGATACTTAATAACAACATAGGGCCTCCAAAGGCAGCTGCGCTATCGCGCAGCTGTCAAAACACAAGATTCAATTACACAAAGAAAGCGGGGCGAAACCCGATGATGCTGCCCGCAGCGGCGCGCGAGTAGCTCAGGTCGAGGGCGCCCAGGCCAGCGTAGGCGCCGCTGTCCCAGAGGCCGCCACGGATCGGGAAACGCACCCCATAGTTACGCGCGGCCATATGCCCTGGCACGTCGCCACCGTCCGGCTCGATCAGCAGCCTGCGCAGTAGCTCGATACTCTGATATCCCGCCGCCTTGGTTGCGCTTTCTCGATTCGAGATGCTTGTATATGGATAGTTATGCGAGTCGTCGCCAGCCGGCCCGTTGCGCTTTGTGATCTGCGTGTTAAAAATCGGCGCACCGCCGGCCGACCCGGTGCCTTCTTGACTGTCATTTGTCGCATCCAGAAAAGCCGCGTGGCGAATCCACTGCCCCTCTGTGCGCGACGGGTCATTATCAGAAGTCGTGACGATGCGACCATCTTCCAGCAGCATCTGGTCCAGCCACTCCCACACGTTACCGACCAGATCCTGGATGCCGTGATCAGTATGATCGTGCCCCCAGGTTGCTGGCCCAGTGCCCGTCATCGTATAGCCGGCATTATCCGCGTCGCCCGGCACGCCACCTCCGCCCAGCAGTCCGGTTTCCATGCGGTTCTCATGACTGCGTCCGTAATTTGTATTTCCGCGAGGCTGCGTATCGTTGGCCATGGCCAGCAGAGAGACCGCTGCCCACTCGTGAATAGACATCATGTGCCAGCCCGCGCCCTTCCGGGTGCAGAGTTCTTTCGCTACGTCATAATTAACGCTGGTGCGCGGGCGCTTGCCGCCGACCACAGCAGTGCCGCCGGATGCAGTTGATGCCAGGAACTTGCCGACCAGAATTTCGGAGCGGTCCGCGCCGTTGGTGCGGAAAGCTGTGGGCGTGCCGCTGCCTAGCGTGCGACCAATCAGGCCTAGGTCTTCGTAGTTAAAGCGCGGCACCACGACCATCACGTTGGGGTTGCCCTGTGCATCATAGATCACAGTGTTACGGCCGCCCGATGCGTCCTCCACCGCTTTTCGATGTGAATCGACTGCAATAATGGTCAGCTCGGACGCTTTGCTGTTGAAGTTATTATTGACCTGCGAAATGGCGTTGTTGACCTTGGCGTCGATCTGCCCCATTTTGTCGGCCACTTCTTGTGCCAGGGCCTGGCTGGCAGCGGTCTGCGCTTGGCTAGCAGTTTGCATGGCCTGAATTTGTTCAGTTAATGACATTTTAGTTCTCCAGTTTACGTATGCGCTCGCTGAGCTGCATGTTCCAGCGGGCTTGTTTAACCAGGGTTTCGCCCTGGGCGATAAATGCCGCGCAGCCTTCGGCCAGCTCTGCGTCCAGTATCAGGTTGAGGTTTTCTACGCCGGTCACCACCGTGACCGAGCTCGTGGGCAGCGCCTCGATGTTCAGGGTGAACCACTGCACAACCCGTACATCGGGCGTTCGGTAGCCGATCAGCGCGTTGTTTTCCGAGTACACGCCGAGCAGCGTGCCGCTTGACAGGTATATGCCGACGCTCCGAATCGCGTACTCCAGCTGTCCGTCAAAAACCCCTGCCATTCGCAGGCTCTTGCCGCCATCCTGGTAGTCCAGAATTTCGACCTTTTCCTTCATGCCGGGCAGGCTTTTTGTTTCAGCGCTTGGCCGAAAGGCAATGTCGCCAAACGCCATGTGCGTGATTTCAGCTTGCAGCCCCTGCGACTTGGCTTGCAGGCACTCTTCCAGCCCGGCCGTCGTCAGTTGTAGTTTCAGTGCCATCAGATAACTCCGATCAAGTGTGTGTCGTGTAACGTGATGCGGTGAATGCCGCCCGCTAGGCCTGGCTGTATAGCGGCTTCGTCCGGCAGCACGCCAGCCGGCGAAAGCTCGGTGTCAACGATGGTCAGCCTGTGCTCCGCCATTGCCAGTCCTGCAGTCGCATCAGTTGCGCCGGGGGTGACGGGCAGCGATTCCGGGTCGCAACTGCTCAGCGCGACCGGTCGTGCGCGGCCGGCAGCCAGGCCGATCGCTTCATCGAAATACAGGCCCAGCTCAATGTCGTGATGAATGCTGCCGCGCTTGGTTTTGTAAATCGTGCGACTGATCATGCGCAGCATTTCAGCGTTGATCAGGCCTTCGCTTTCGCCGGCGATGTTGTCATTCAGCAGTGCGGTGATGGTTTGCGTGCCCGGCACTCCAGTGCCTCCTGACTCCCACCACTCGACAACTTGGGTGCTGACACCCAGGGCATCCAGCGCGGTCTGCAGTGCGTACGGTGTGGCTTTGTAGCGATGCACATCAAACGCTGCGGCGATCACGTTGCGCTTGACGGGCTCGGGCCAGCTTTCCTGCCAGTCATCCACGCTATTGGCCCAGGCTAGCCAAGGCAGCAGGGCCGCTGGGCATGTGGCTGGATCCCACAATTGACGGATATGCAACGGCATGTCGCATGTGCCG